ATCGCCAGGATTGTCTAAGATTGGTTCTCAAACAAGAAGTCCTTCTGGTCAGCTAACACAATATGGGCAACAAATTACTTATCCTCGTATGCGTGGAGATGCTTTATTCCCTACTGGTACATTAATAAATGATCCAGAAAAACGTGGTGGCCCTGTTAAATTTGAAGGACGTGAACGTCGTGAAAATGAATATGTACGTCCTATTAGTGAGAGACTAGGTAGAGGCGATACTATGCAGCGCTTCCCCATTATTCGCAGAGGTTGAAATGACAGAAAAGAAAAAAACAACTAAAGAAAAAGACAAGAAGTGGATTAAAAAAGCTGTAAAGAACCCTGGTGCTTTTACAGCAAAAGCAAAAAGAAAAGGTATTACAAGTGCACAGTTGCAAGCCAATGTAGAAAAGAATCCAGATAAGTATGACGAGAAGACTCAAAAACAAGCCAGACTACGTGAAACTCTTGTTAGGATCAATAGAGATAAGAAAAATAAAAATGCCAGTAAAGAAAAAAAGTGATCCTTGCTGGAAAGGATACAGAAAAGATGGAATGAAGACTTCAAAGAAAACAGGTAAAAAAGTTGCCAACTGTGTTCCTGTAAAAAAACGCAGTAAAAAATAATCATGCCATACGATAAGCGCCTAGTAAAACCACAAGACTACATGGATGATGTAGCCAAATTTTTTGATAAAGGTGCATATGTAAAAACAAAATATGAACAACAGAATCGCGCTGATTCTACTCAGCCACCTTTTCAAATTAACCGTTTTGGTGCAAGTGAATTACGCAATCGTATAACTAGTAGAAAACCTACAATTAATCCTCGTTTAAATTTCCCTGATGCACAACCAGATAATTTTAATTTATTCCAAGGCTTGCCAGGAAGATTTGATGTAAGCAGAAAAGAACTATATAACTTTGATGCAGGCCGTCCTGTTTTTCAAAAACCTACATTTTTAGATACGATTGAATTTCAATTAAAAGGAGACAAGTGGAAAGAAACTTTTGAATTAAGTCCAACAATGAATCCAGAAAAACGTCCTAAGAATCCTATGCCTAGGGCGGATAATCCAGATCCTAGGAATTACTTAATGAAGACAATGGAATCTAAAGCTGAAGCTGAAGTGAAAGGCACAATGAATATTGCACAGTTGATGAAAGCATCACCAGGTGAAATTAAAGCAGCGGAAGAAAAAGGCCCTGTAAAATAAAAAGAATATATTTGTGTTTAAATAAATGGCAGCTGGAAGATTAGCAGGAACATTAGGAACAGTAGGAAAAAAAGTACTGCCACGTTTTCGTGATATGTTTGTTCAGGCATTGCCTGAGGCATTGGGTGGTGGTTTATTAACTGGAGGCGCACATTTAATTATGGGCGGTAAACCAGATGAAGCACTTGCTTATGGTCTTGCAGATACCGTAGGTTCGGCTGCAACTTTAGGTTTATTAAGCAAAGCAGGTATTCAAAATCCTCTTGCACGAACTGGAGCAAACTTTATTACAGGTGCAGTAACATCACGCGCATTAACAGATACTTTATTTAAAGATCGTTATTCACAACAGGCTTTGCAGGGGCAAGGTGGTCAAGCTGTTACTAATGCACAACAACAAGCACAACGTGGAAATGTAAATGGAATGACGATGGATGAGTTGGCTGGTAAATATATGGAAGACACAATGTTCCAACAACTACAAGGAGCAATGCAAGGAGGTCAACAACAAGGTGATTTAGTCAGAATGATGAATTCAATGGGTCCAACATATGATATGAATGCAGCTAGAAATAACATGGCTTCTATCATGGGCGTGTAATCATGTTTCAACAATTACGAAATTTAGGTCAATCTGTTAAAACAGGATTTAAAAAAGGTGTAGCAACTCAGGATCAATTAGCGGACGAACGCTTTGGAAAAGGTAGTCGTGAACGTCGGTATAGCCACAGTGTTATTCCTGGCTTAGACGGTGGTTATTATGAGGCATTAGGACAACGTGGAGTTGGCGTACAAACTCCAGCAGAGCTGGCAGGTGCTGTAGGTGCTCGTTTTTTAACAGATGTTGGTGATGATGCAACGCGTCATGTCTATTGGCGTTATAACCATCCAATGGCAATCGGTGACAAGATTGCTGAACAAATTGTTGGAGACAATATTTATAACTATAATTCTGCACAAAGAGCAGGAATTAAGTTAGCAGGTTTAGGAGTTCCTATGGTGGCAACTATGGGGACAATGGATCTTACTAATCCTGGTGAGTTAGGTCGTCCCAAAGGTTTTGCACAAGGACACACAGAACTAGGAGCAGAAGACAGAAGGCAAACCAATAATCCCGTAATGGAGTCCTTTGATCGTTACTTTCTTGGTCGTCGTGGTAGGCCATTAAAATACGACACTGCTAAAGAAGATATTCCGGATTTAACAAAGCAGCGTTATGCCAATTATATGAACACTCTTTATAACGATAGAGGTTTATTGGGGTTAGGTGTTCTAAAGGGAACAATGGAAAATCTAGAAGGCAAGCCTGAATTATTAGTTGCTGGATTTCCTGTTGGACTAGAAACAACAGGTGCATTAGTTGGAGGTGGAAGTGCTATTCGTGCAGCAACTGCAAATCCTAAAACAGTTACTACTTCTGTTGGTGTAGAACCACCCAAAAATGTAGTTGCTGGAAGTAAGAAAAAAATCCCTGGTGGTATGAGTTATCAACAAATGCCTAGCGCACGTAAAGTTTTAGGTTATGGAGCAGCTGGTGCTGCAGCAGGAATCATTGCGGGCAAGATGGCTAATGCATTGATTGCAGCAGGAGCAAGAAAAGATTTACCTAGTACAGATGAGTATGGGATTTATTAAGACGAGATAGAATTTAAGTATCTTAAGTATTAACTGTTAGAGAGTAATACCATGCAAGAAGTTGGCAACCTGGGTGGATTAGAAACTATGTTTTTGGGGGCTGGAATGATCGGTCGTGATTTCCAAGACATAATAAGTTCTAAAATGCAAAGTACGGGAAATATGTTGACTAATGCAGGTCAAAAAATGGCTGCAGCACAGCAGCAACGTAGAGGATATGCAGGCCCTAATGGAGGCAGTCAGGCAGGAGTTGGAACAGTTAATCCAAATCAAATGTTATTACCTCCTGTTGGAATGACAAATAGAGGTGGTTTTTTCCCAGAAGATTATACCGGCCCTAGTAGTACAGGAGGTCCCGGTGGTTCTGGTGGTTCTGGTGGTTCTGGTGGTTCTGGCAGTTCAGGCGGTTCAGGTTCTGGTGGAAGTGGTAATAAAGGTAATAAAGGGTCTTCTGCACCCAATCCTAAAGGGCAACAAATAGGAGGAATGAATTTTACACGAGGAGGTTTATTTAGGGGTGCAGCAGCCTTAGGGGGCATTGGTTTAGCTGCTCAAGGTATCAGTGAAGGTGAAGCAGGAAGAGGTCTTCTTGGAGGAGGCGGACTTGCGTTAGGTGCTCAAGCAAGCCGTCTAGGAGGCAGTCCATTAATGAAACTTGGTCTTGGTATAGGTGGTGCAGTGATTGGTGCAGCCACAGGCCAAGGACTAGGCGAAATGGTTGATCGCAAAGTAGCTCAAACAACAGGACAAGGATCTGAAAAATATAACCGAGAAAAAAATCGATATCAAGAAAATGCAAGTATGAATATGTTTATGTCTAATATGAGAGCTATTCAACAAACAGCAATGGAAAATGATATTTTAAGAATGAAGGCACAAGAGCCTATTCTTAATCGCATGCTTGATGGTCAATTAGTACGTCAGCAAGCAATGAATGCTAGTCTAACAAATAGTTATGCAATGCTTGGTACATTATCTGCTCAAGCAAAAATGGCCCAGCAGGGACAGCGTGAAGCGGGTGCTAACTTCCGTACTGCTTTAACTGCTAATCCTTATGCAGCTAGTGCTGTTGCCTCACCCTCTATTAGTTTCTAATCATGATGCAATATTTTAACAATCCAAGAGCTCAGTTTTTTGGAGCTGAGAATCCTTATAACAACCCTTATTTCCAAACCTATCAAGGCGGCCGGCCTATGATGATGGCCCTTGGTAATTTGCCGCCAAGTGCAGCAGAAAAAGGAACAGGTCCGATAGGAAATAGAACTGGACAGGATTATGATTTTAGAGAAGAAGGAACACAAGGCCCTGGAGATCCTTCAGGGGCGTTTAAAAAAGAAGACACTTCGACTAAACCTGTTAATAATAAACAAACTCAAGAAGGTGGTGATCGTGATTACATAGATGCTCAAACACAAATTTTCCGTGAAATGTTAAAAACATATAATGACCCTGATCTTTTAAGAAGAAAATTAGAAGCAACTGAACCTTATTTTTTACGTGTTGCAGAACGCAATCAAAGAATGGGACTTGAGAATTTAGATGCAGCTGGTAAGGCTTCTTTTAAATACAAAACTGGACCACAAATGTTTATGACTGTAGGTGCTTCTAAAGCTGCTTATCTGCCTGAAGCAGTAAGCGCAGCTAGCAATTCATTTACAGGTTTAAATTTAGCAAATGCAATGAAGCCTAGAATGAGTGGGTATTACAGGGGGCTTGTATAAATGTCTTCTACAGGACTGCCTTCTATTGGTGGGTTTAATGATTTATATAATCAACCTCTTACTTTTGGGACTGATTATTATCAATTAGATAACCTTCCTGATATTAATTATGGGGGTGGATTTATATCTCCTGAGAACATGCCCTCATATGATTTTGGAACGTATGGTACACCAAGTCCGTATGATTTTTCAGGTACAATTTTTGGTGATATAGGTGGATCAAGCAATGCTGATGCATTTACTTTTGAAAATTTTTTAAATCGGTTAGGAGGAGGATTATTCGGTGGTGGAGGTGCAGATAATCCTCTTGGAACTGCAAAACAAGCTGGTAATGAATTGGCTGAAAATCTTACACAATCTGCTGGTTTTGCGGCTGCTGTAGGACAAGGTTTAGGTATTAAAGGTCAGTTAATTGCAGCAGGTGCATCATTGCTTGGAGAAGACGCACAACTTAATAGAGAAACAACTTCAATTCTTCGTGCGCAACAGTTAAATCAAACTAATTTAGCTCGTAAAAAAAATGCACAAGATTTTAAAATGAAACTTGCAGGAAGCAAAAGTCCACAATCTATTGCTCGATTAAGCAATATGGTTTATGGGGTTTGATTTTGGGATGCGATGATGGAAGAACCAGAAGGTAAGTAATGGGGTTTTTTGATTTTATTGGAGATGTTGCTAAGGATGTTGCTCCTGCAATTGTAGGTACGGCAGCATCTTTTATACCTGGCGTTGGTCCGATTGCAGGGCCTGCTGCTGGAGCGCTTACTGCCAGCCTTTTGGGTGATGATGATGAAGCAAGCAGTATATCTGGAGGAGGAAGCGCACAAGCTCAGCAGAATCAATTATTAGATTATTTATTAGGCTATCAAACGCCAGGTAGTCAGTTTTTAGAAAACTATTCACAAAATGTTTTCTTTGATGCTGAAGAAGACTATAAGGATAGTGCCAGAGCGCAGGATGCATTTGGTGTTATGAATGATTCTGTGCAGTCAGGCAATACAGATCCATTTACTGCACTGCAGTTTATGGAAAGCAAGTTGTCTCCTACCAGTGAGTTTTATGGAACAAAAGATTTTGCTAGGTTATTAAATGCAGACGTAAATAGAGATACCCAAAGAGATTTAGTTGAAGATGCATTTGCCACTAATTTTTATCGTGCTCCCACTAAGAAAGAAAATAAATATTATAGAAGCCTTGCAGATAGCATGGGTCAAAATAAAAGTCCTATGCAGTTCAATAGTTTCTTAAATTCACGTCTTGCAAATACACTAGAAGGTGCAGCTAAAGGGCCATTAAATCAATACGAAGAGATGGCTCAGTCTTATTATGGAAGAGCAGTACGTAATCCAGATGGTTCTAAATCAGGAACTTATAATGTATTTGGATTACCAATGAAATCTCCTAGTTCTGCAAAACTTACAGCATCTTTCGCATAGGTAAAAAATGAGCGCATATAAAGATTTTCTTGATACATATGCATCGGACAACAAAATCACCGGGCATGATGTAAGAGCCTTTGGGGATGCTGGAGGAAGCCAAGAAGACATCGAAAAGTTTCTTGCAAAAGCGCAAGAAGGTGCAAAAGGCTTTGAAGGTACGGTAGGAGATAAAGCACTTACAGCTGCAAGCAAAGAAAAGAATTTTGGAGCATCAGGAGGATCCAGTGATTTTGGAGGGGGTGAAATAACAAATAATTATGAAGATGATGGTACGGCTTATTTAACACAGTTTTATGGTGATCTTGGCCCAGGCATGACGCCTGCCATGTTTGATCAACTTGGGGCAGAAAGTCTAGAAAAAATTAAAGGTGAGCAAAATGTAAATTATGCAAATGCAGTTGGTGCAAATAATATTCTTGTTCAACAATTAATTTCAGATTCCAATGATTATGCAGCTCAACTAGGTTTACAAGGTACCCAATACGCAGCAGATCGTAATTTAGATATTGCACAGTACACAGCTGATTCTGACGAGCGCTGGAGAAAGTATCTTGCAGATGTTGGAAAAGAAAGTGCAGCAGAAGTTCAAGGTTTAAAAAATCAAGGTGCTGTTGATTTACAAGCGATTGTCAATACTGGTTTAACTGATGTAGCAGATATTCAAGGAGCATATGCCTCTGAACGTGTTGAGCTGCAAGGTGAGTATGATGTACAACGTTCTAATATTCAATCTGACTTTGAGAAGTTTAAAGCGGCTAGGGCAAAAGAAGGACAAATCTATGGTTCATTGATGGCAGGATTTTGGAGTTAGGAAGTAATATAATTATTGAAGTGATTGACTTTATCTATGTCTGACGGAACAGGTGGAGATTATACCGAAAATCCCACAGTGGATTTAGACAATTTTCAAGAATTGTTGGATCGCTTAACCACTTCTAAAAAGCAACAGCAACGTCAAAAATCTGTTGAAGGTCGCCGCGACATCTATGCTGGTGGTTTAGCCTCCATGATGAGTAATTTCTAATTTAAATTCTTAGGTTCAATAAAATGGTGGACCCAAATGGCACGTTTAGTACAAGCGGTTCCGGTACTGGTGGAAACTATGATGAAGATTCAGATGATTGGTTTGATCTTCAAAAATATCGGGATGCTGCAGGCGTAGCTTACGAATTTAGTAAGAAAAAAATGGAGGACGCTGGTGACCAAGAGCGACAAACAATTGGCAAAGGAGCAAGTGAACAGCGGACTTCCGCCCGCCAAGCCCAGGACTTCCGCGAAAGCGATGAAGCAAGGGACTATAGGCAAGCAAAGTCAGCTTACACTTTCTGATCTTGAAGCTAAAGTTTTTGAGCACTGGCTAGAAAATCAAGACACAGCAGTAAAAGAATCTTTTTTGTCTTTTGCTGCTGATACATATTCTTTAATTCAAGTTTATTTGTACTCCAGATTTCTGGGCTACAAAGGAAGCATTACATCTTGTGATGCTTGGTTTAACGCTGCGTATGAAAAACCGGATCATCTTGCAATACTTCTCAATGAAATCCAGGAGATGCAAGAAGACATCCGTAAACTACGTGAAGACATAGAAAACTATGCTGTTAAGCGTGATTCCGGTGTGGCTCGCATTGCTGCTATGCAAAAAGAATTGCGTTCCACTATCGCCCAGGTTGAGTCTTTTGTTTCTTCGCGTGACCGTAAAGGACTCTTAATGGCTGGTGCTGATAGAGCAATGCGTGAAATCATATCTATTTTTCGTGATGATCCTATTGAAGGACCATTGCATGAAGCTTCAATGAGTGTTTGGGCTAGAATTCAATACGAAGAGGACTAACTATGCAAGGCGAACAACCAATGCAATTTACCTCCAGAAGTGCTGGAGAAATGGTTAGTGAATTAAATCGCAATCGTAAAATGTCACCTGGACATATGTCTTTGCAAGAAGTTCTTGGTAACTCAGGATCTAGTAAACCTAATATAGATACAGAAACTGGATTACCTATTGCTGGTAAATATTTAAATAATGGCCAAGAACAAAATGCCGCCCCAGCTCCTGGAGCACTTCAAGAAGAAGAACGAGAAGAACAACCCGGACTCCAAGGAGGAGAAAGGAAACAAAGCCAAGGAATCGGCTGAAAAAGGACTTAAAGCTGCAAAAGCTGCTAAGCTTCAGAAAGATAAAGCTAAGAAATAGTGGCTTCTCATCTGCACTTAGCGTATCGCCGTAATGCACAAGCAGCGGCTAAAAATCATCGTGTACGCAAAAGTAAAGATGAACATCTTCTAGAAAAAGCAAGAGATGATTTTGGATTCTTTTGTGAATATGTAGCAGATAAACCTCCAGCAGAGCACCATAAAGAATGGCACAAACAACTTGTAACAAATACAAATAGCTCTTGTCTAACTAAAATTGCAGGACCAAATATAGATTTATTAGGTCCCAGAGGATCAGCTAAATCTACTGTTTTAGGTTTGTTTACAGCATGGGCAATTGGTATTCATACACAAGCTGGAAAACCTCTGCAAATTCTTTATCTAAGTTATACAGTTGATATTGCTAGATCTAAGTCTGCAACAATTAAACGAATCATTGAATCTAAGCGATACCAAGAAGTATTTCCTAAAGTCAAACTACTTAAAAATGTAACTAGCAATGAGTATTGGTCTATTGATCATAAATTTGCTGGCATAGATACAACGGGTGAAGAGCAATTTACATTATGTGCAGCAGGTCTTAAAGGATCAGTGACTTCTAAACGTTCACAGTTAGTTATTATTGATGACCCTGTGAAGTCTGCTGCTGATATTGGTAACCCTGACATCCGTAAGATGATGGAAGATAATTGGAATGCGGTGATCGCTCCAACCATGTTTGAAGGGGGCCGTGCGATTTGTTTGGGAACACGATTCCGTCATGATGATATTCATTCAACAACATTTTGTCCGAATAACAATTGGATGCAGCTCGTCCTATCAGCGATCTTAAATAACGAGGAGACAGGCGATGAAGAGTCATATTGGCCAGAAATGTGGTCTTTAGATTACCTAAAGGAAAAGAAAAGACAAGCTCCTATTGCTTTTTCGTTTCAATATATGAATCAAATCGTTAGACAGAATGAACTATCGCTGGCACCAGAGCTTTTAGTTAAAGCAGAAATTGCAACTGAATTTGATTGCTTAGGAGTTGGGGTTGATTTATCAGCCGGAACAAAAGAAAAAAATGATTATACGGTTATGGTTTTAGGTGGTCGAATAGGAGATAAAATCCATATTATTGATTATCGAAGACTACGTGTTATGGGTAATTTAGAAAAATTAGATGCAATGAAAGAACTTTTGTATGATTGGTCTGTTATTGGAAAGCAAGATAATGGTATTTGGTTTCCCACTTATTCAACTTGTGATATTTGGTCAGAGGCTGTTCAGTATCAAGCGTCTTTAGAAGCAGACTTTAAACGTGTTTGTTTAAATCAAGAAAATTTATATAATCTTATTTGGCATCCAGTCAAAGGATTTCGTGCAGATAAGTTAGCACGTTTTAGAGGGATTATGGGAATGTTTGAAGATCGTAAAATAATATTTAACAGGTATAGAAACTTTACAACGATGTTTGAAGAGCTAACAAATTTTGGTGTTAGTTCACATGACGATTGTGTAGATGCTCTAGTTTGGTTAGTCAATGGACTAATGAAGCGAGGAAAACTTCAACTGGACTTTTAAAATGGAACAATTAATTGTTGTAGCAATTGCTGCAGTATCTGGTGGCGGCTGGTTTGTCAGTAAAGTATTTGGTCGTATGCGAGCCTTAGAAGATCGCATTGATCGCATGCCTTTAGAGTACGTCTTAAAACAAGATTTTTTACGTGAAATGGAAAAAATGAATCAAGAGTTTCGTGAAATAAATGATAAGCTTGATAAACTTGTGGAAAGATTACTTGAAAGATGAGTTACTACGTTGAATTAGAAGAAGATTCTAATGGTGATTTAGTTTTACAGATTCCAGAAGAAGTTCTAGAAACTTTGTATTGGGAACCAGGGGATTTATTAACTTGGGATTTAAAAGGCGATGGAATTGTTTTACAAAGATTAAATTCAAAATTAGAAGAGTAAAATAATAATAGTCGCTTTGATAAACATGAGATATTCCGGTGGTGATCCTAATATAGGAAACAGCGGTGGAATAGGTACACTTATGCCTATGCTTCCATTTGATCGTTTTAGTGCAGTTAATCCACAAAAGCAAATAAATCAATACGATAAATTAGACGCTATTCGTACACTTGGAAATATGACTGATGCACAAAAAAACGGTTTTGCTAACAAGCATGTGTACTAATGGAATTAGCAGGTGCTTACATTAATTTAATGATGCCTGGTAAAGAGGAGCCAGACTACCCGATGGCTCCCTTTACGACAGAGTATTCAGGACCTTTACATGAGGACCCTAGGCATTCAACAGAACGAATGAAAACATTGGGAGATGTAAAATCAGCTAGTGTTCCACGCAATACACGTTCAGCATCTTTTGCATCTCCAGGAAGCAAAGGTTCTGGAATGGCTAATGTAAATACAAGGAGGCAATTCTAATGGGATATCCAACTTATCAAGGTAGTGGTCCACTGAATCATTATCCAACATTTCCAAATAGTGGTGTCTTAGTCGATGGACCAGGCCCGAATCCAGGTGGTCCACCAATGGTAATGGATGAAATTCCTAGAGTTGTAGATCCATTTGGTATATATCGTAAACGTGCGCCTCGCCCCTCTGGCGGCGATCCTAATTTAGGGAATAGTGGTGTTTTTAAACTTCCTCATTTTCCAGGACAAACACCTGGTGGAATGATGAACCTACCTTATTTTTCTGGCACTGATATGAATACCATTGAATTATTAGCAGGTGGATTTAGGCCAGGAGCATATGGTGCAATTCCTGGTGGTCAGTCTCCTTATCGCTTTGGTCCTTATTTGCCTTACAGAGGAGGAGAAAAAAGAGAAGAGCAAACACCTTTTATTCCAATTCCTAGAGTTTAATGGCACAAGATGATTCCAAATATACAAAACCAAGCTTGCGCGAATCAATTAAGAAACGCGTAATGTCAGGAAGCAAAGGCGGAAAGCCAGGGCAATGGTCTGCTCGAAAAGCTCAGCTTGTTGCTAGTGAATATAAAAAGAAAGGAGGTGGTTACAAGGGAGGTCAATCTAGTAAACAAAAAGATCTTAAGAAATGGGGCAAAGAAGATTGGCAAACTAAAGATCAATACGAAAAAGGTAAAAAAGCAGCTACTGCAGCCAAAAAAGCTAAAGACAAAAAATCATGAAACAAGCTAAAAAGGATTTACAAAAAATTTCAAAACAATTAAAAGGTAGTGCGAAGATGCATGCTAGTCAAGCTAAAAAAATTGACAAGCTTGCTGGTAAATATATGAGTAAATAATCATGGCAGATAAAGCAATTCAATCTGATGGCACAACTAAAAGATATCTTCCTAGAAAAGCATGGGCCAAGTTATCGCCAGAAGAGCGAGATAAAACTGATGCTAAAAAACAAGCTGCATCTAAAAAAGGAAAACAATTTGTAGCAAATACTGATAAAGCTAAGAAGGCTGGCAAGGCTGCTAGGATGTATAAACAAAAGGGTAAGAAGTAGTGTCAGACACGAATAATCGCCTGAAAGAAATTATTGATGCTTATATCGAACGCAATGGCGACGCACAAGTAGATAGTGGCATTGTCTCTTCTCACATTGCACAAATGAAATTGTTCGGCATCCGTCAGGGTGTTGAATTTTTTCCATCACAGGATAACTTTGGTCAACAGCGTGGTGACTTTATTAAAAAAGTTGCTAAATATAATAAGCTTGATATTCGATTAGATAGTATTTGGGATTATTTTTTATGTGATGGCAAAGGGTTGTTTTATATTCGACCTACTGAAAATAACTATCGTCTCTATTATTTCCGTAATTATGAATATCGTAGTTACTACAATGTTGATGGTGAGCTAGAAGAAGTTGTTATTATTTATAGCTATAAAGTAAAACAAAATGCATCTGCTGGTATGGCAGATGTAGGTTATGGTGGCATCGAAATGGGCCAACTAACAGGAGGCAATACACATGGACCTAGAGAAACTCCTGGCCGTAAAAAATATATTCGTCTTTCAATTAGGCCATTAGAGATTGAAGAAACTCATTCTGATGGCGAAATGTCATTTGAAAATATTGCCACTACAATGCCAGGTAAAACTGATAAGTTTCCAAATGAATTAGGTTATATTCCTTGTGTTGAAATTTTTAATAATCCTAAAGGATTCTCCATGGAAGGCAATGGAGAGTTTGATCAATTTGCAAGTCAGATTTGTTTGCATGATGAGTTAGTACGCACAATGCGTAAAAACTTACAGTTTTTTGGTAATCCAACTTTATTATCTTCTAGACCTAAAACTGACCTAATTGAAAGTGGTAATGATGGTGCTGCTCAACGTCCTTCTATTGCAGCTAACTCTGGTTTTCAGAGTATGTCGCCTTTATCATCTTCTACGTTTAAGCAAGATCCAATTTCACGTAGCAGTGTAGATGGAAGTATTCGTGTACCAAGAGTTATTGCAAATTTAGAACCTAATGATCGTGTTGGTTATATTGTTCCTGATGCAATCTCTGGTGATCAGAATGCATTTGTTAGACAATTTAGAGAAGAAATTCGTACTGCTTTAGGAGGTGTAGATGAACTTTCAATCAGTGCAGGTGTTACTGCTACCGAATATAAAAGTTTGTTTGGTCGTGTGGCGGCCACCAGCAAAAAGAAAGCAAATGCAATTTATGAGCATGGAATTTGCAGATGTTTAGAACTCATTATCTTCATGGAAGAAACGATGTTCAAAGATACTTTAGCTGCTGTAGCAGGTATTGAAAAACCAATTACTCCAACAGAAGAAGCTTCGATAGAAGAGAAAGCGGGTTATCAACAAGCTTTAAAACAGTTTGAAGGTCAAATGAAGCAAATCATGCAGGCTTTAATTAAAGCTCAAATGGTACCGCCTGGTGTTAAAGGATTAATACCAGACGGAGATGTAACTATGAATTGGCGTTGGTTAGGTCCTGTATATGAAGAGTCAACACAAGATATTTTAAATAATTCAATTGTTGTCAGAAATTTACAAGAGCTTGGAGTTGATAGTATAGAAGCATTGAAGTATCTTTTTCCATCTAAAACAGATGAAGAAAGAGCGGAAATGCTTTCTGGCTTTCCCTTCAGAATGGTCGGTGAATTACAGGGTGCTTATAACAAGTTCTCTAGTTTGGTTGCGGGAATGATGCAGACCCCACATCCACAAGCTCCCGATCTGCCAATGGCTGCAGATCCACGCTTGGACCTCACTCCCTATCTGTATCGAACTCTAGAAGCATTACAAAAGGAGATGAGTTATGCAGGACGCTACCGTCCAATCGACCCCACAGATGAGCCAACCATCCGTGGCCCCAAGCAGCTACGTGGCAGCAGCCCCTCAGCCAACAACCCCGGTTCAGGCGAGCCAGGCCGGAGTAGCTTACCCCCAGGCGGCGCCCCAGGCGGCACCTCAGGCAGCCCCCAATTACCAATCCGCCCCGTCAGCATTCGTCCCCCCTTCCCCGGCAGCACCACAGGCCAATCCATGGGAGTCGGCGTTCAGTCAAGTAGTGGGACTTCTGGGCCAACAGGGCTCCCCGTCCCAGGCAGCGCCATCACCGGTCCAGGCTCCGGCAGCGAGTCCGTATACCCAGGGCAACTGGGAGTCACAGGCTCCTCCGCAGTACCAACAGACCTCGGCACCATCGGCAGCCCCGACCTGGCAAGCAAGCCAGACATCCTCGCCCAACTCTTCCCAAACTTACTCGGTCAGCTCCTTGGAGGACGTGGCCCAGGTTCTGGGGTGGAGTCCGGAGAGCCGGATGGTAGTAGCGAACTACGGGACAGAGGCTCCAGCGATTCTGAATCAGTACGCCCTAAATCTGGAAGGGATGCTGGACAGCGCCGTCGCATGGGGAGAAAGGGCAAGTGACACATTGATGGGCTATGCAGCCTTCTCTGTTAATGAGCACAAAGAAAATCTGGCATACAACGAGATTCTGACGAATCCTGATGTCTTGTCTGATTACACCTTGGAGTTCTTTGGTCCTCGCGGTCCATACCCTGTGTATGAGTCTGAGCAGGAATTAGAAACCCGTGGTTATCCCACTGCACCAGCTGCTGCACAAATGCCTGGTCTCCCTGCACCTCCGCAACAGGAAGCTCCTCAACAGCCCCAAGATTTCTGGGGTGCTTTTAAACAGCAAATGGATTATGACCCGACGCAAGCTTGGCGCATTGTGAACCAAGCCGATCCTCGTGTTATGGCTAACAAACTATTTGTAATGGAATGATCTCATGCTTGCAGGAAAATTTGATCCTCAAATGCAACGTTTACGTGCTATTGCAAATAGTCCTGTAGGTTCTGCTGTGGCTGGCGGCGCTGCTGCCGCTGGCCTTTCTGCCTTAGGCAATGTTGGCTCTGACAAACCAACTGATCGCATTTTACTGGAAACATTAGGTGCAGCTGGTTTAGGAGCTGTGGCTGGTTCTCAACTTCCAGCTTTGCGTCAAACATTGTCTAAACAAAATGTAGGCAATGCTGTTGGACCAGCAATGGCTGATGTATTAAATAATGTACCCATGGATGACGCTGAAAGAGTCAAATTCTTAAATATTGGAAAAGGCGCTGTAGATGCAGCACCTTATGGTTCAGGTGCACTTTCAGCAGCAGCACTTACAGCAGCAGGAGGACTTGGTGGACAATTTGGTGGCGGTGCAGCAAATTTAATGGGTATTGATCCAGAAAATCCAGGCTCTAGTAACACAATGGGAGCACGTTATTCCATGGGAGGAATGCCTCCAATGTATGGATAAGTAAGTCACTGCTAAAATTTATAGTAGATAGGCTTAGACCGAATCTCCAGAAACCCTTATTACCTTTAAAAAGAGGATAGAAGATGTTCCTTGATAATGATTTTCCTAAGATTTTAGGAGCGGAACTTTACCGTCCGCATCCTGCATATATTTGTGAAATGGCTGTTGAGCCTGTAGTCGTACATGACTTTACCTCACAGCCTGGACAAACTGTTCAGTTAGATCGCTACAAGTTCTGGGGATCTCCCGGCACAAAGGATAGCCGTGAGCGTATCTCAGATCAGACAATTGGTACAGCCAACAGCCGTAACATCACCAAGGAGAAAGTCCTGGTGGTGCTTAAGGAATACACTGGTCCTGCAGATCCGGCTGATCCTACCCAGCCTTCTACTTTTAAAATTGCTCGGGAAACTTTAATTACTGCTCAGCGTTTGCTGCTTGATACCGGCAACCTGAACATGTTCCACCAGTCCATCGGCAGCCTTACGCTGTTAGATGATTATCGCCGTTGGCGTGATCGCGTCTTTATTGACGAACTGGCTAAAGCAGAAGCACAAGGTAAAGCAGGTACTACACAAGGTGGTTACTACTTTGCTGGTGACAAAGAAAAAGATGCACAAGGTCGCATTTCTTACACAGCTGCTGAGTACACCGGTCAAGTTCAACAGTTCTCTGTTCGTACTGACTTGTTAGAAGTTGTTAAGGATCTGCGTAAGCGCAACGTTCCTACCTTCGCTGATGGTCTGTATCGTTGTATTTGTGATCCTGTCTTCATGATGCACTTGCGTCGTGACGAAGATTTCCGTGAGATTGCTCGTTATAGCGGCAACCCCGGTCAAGGCATGTACATGGCTAATCCCATGATGCCTAACAACTCCAGCTTCTACATGGGTCCTCAAGCTGGTCAGGGTTATTTCCTGGCTGGTGAGCCTGTGATGCCTACTGGTGTTCAATTCGAAGGTGTTAAATTCTTCGAGTCCACTAACTTCCCCAACAAGACTGTTAGTGCTACGTTCGCTTCTGATGGTGCTAATACTTTTGCTGATGAAGAAGTAGCTCAAGGTTTCTTCTTCGGTCCTCAGGCAATCGGCATTGGAATTGGCGGTCCGAACGCACAAGTTTTGATCAACAACAATGATGATTTCTCACGCTTTATCATTCTAATTTGGCAGCTGTATGCTGGTTTTGAGGTTCTGAACAAAGACTTCATTACGAATGCTTTCAGCTTCATCTCTGATGATGGTGTTGTTTGATTTAATTAACGTCCACTTATACATTTTTAAGTAAATGGCATATTTATCTGCTAAGAAAATTTACCCGGCTGATATGTCCGAGCCACTCAATGGGTGGTATCAGAACATTGATACGCGGGGTGGAACCTCTAATAACGCTTCTATTGCTGGCCCGACATCTGTTCTGGCTACCCCTGGATATCGTTACTTTCAACAGCGTGGTTACGTTCCTGTAACCAATGCATCTGGTGATGGCTATGTAACAACAGCCAACGTAATCATTCCTTCTCCTTATAAGAATGATGATACGCGTGTCAACATCACTGGCATGACTGTTACTGCTTCTACTGATCTTCCTGCTTATGCTTATCGTGCAACTATTTCTGTTGCACAAGGCTGGGGCGATGGTCGTATTGCAGGAAGCTTGCTTACCTCTGGATCTGCCCAAGTAATTGGTTTTGGTCCTGGTTCAGCAACTGCACCTACCACGCATTCTGGTCAGGTTGATGCAGCTAACTTAACAGCATCTAGCAACAGCATTGCAGCTGGTTCTGCAGGCTATGGATTATCTCCACTTGCTTCTGGTGTTCAGTACAAAGAATTAACCTCTGATAGCACTTATCGGGTTTATTCAAAGACTGCTACAAACTCTACTGCCACCAATGGTGGTTGGGCTATTACCGATGCTGATAAAGCAGCTGGTAATACAGGCTACATTCTCGTTGAACTCTGCTACATCCAGCCAGATGTTGCTATGGATTACGACGATATTGAGCAGTACATTCCTTATAAGATTGCATCTAACTACCCTGGTTATTGATATTTAGGGTAATATGGGGTCAGTTAACTATTACTGGCCCCGATGTTATATCAGCACAAAAAGACTGGTACAAGAGTAAAAGTTGTTACTCAATGGGATGACGGCGACTGGTTCATGGTTGAAGACCAGGACGGTCGCATTTTTACTGTGTATCACACTGAGATTGAAAAAGATGCACAAGCAACGACTAAAGTTAAAAGCCTGCAAGTAAAAGATGCAGCTTCTGGAGAAGAGCCTAGAACTTTTCCAACTGATACGCGTTTAAATATTAATGCAGCAACTGCACGTATGATTTCTGATCACATTAAAGGGATTGGAATGAAAACAGCAAAAGATATTAAAGACCTTCAAACTTCACTTTCTGGAGAACGTTTTCATAGTTTGGAGCAATTAAGACAAATTAAAAGAGTCGATTGGGATTCTGTATTTGCTGCAGATCTTGTCCGTGTCTAAGACCTTCGGGTCTTTTTTATTGACACAGTTTAGAATAAGTGTATAAGCCTGGTATGCAGTGCAGTTATCCCCTTTTGATCAAAGCAGGGTTAGATATCATCTGGGTTACTACGTAACTAGTGTCCCAGCAGGTGATTATGCTCGTTTAGAAGAGGCAATGAATTCCGTTCCGGATACATTGTTTCATGACAAAATTGTGATTCAAATTGACCGTTGTGATGCATCGGAAAAGAAAACACAATTAGCGTCTAACGATCCTAATTTTACTCCTCCAAGTACACGAGTAGAAGGCATCCTTGGTGATGTTGATCGTACTATTCGATCAAGTAATGTCCGAGATGCTTTGCGTCTTTGGAATGATGTTTATTTGTATGAGACAAATCGTCTTGCACAAATACTATATGTTCCAAACTATAAAGATGAAATGCAGGCACGCTATCGTTATGAACGATCAGGTGCTGAATTTATTCAAGCACTCCCTGGTCCAGCTGACACAACAGTTGGCAGCAATATTATCCTCCATCGCATTTATAGATAATCATGGCTACTTCTCTTGTTGGAAACAATCTAGATAGATTTATAAAATTTGGCCGTCGTACGCCAGTAATTAAAACAACAATTGATACTATTACTGATCCAAGTACCTATAGAGGTTTTGCAAACCAAGTTGATGATGTATTGCAAAGAGCTTTACCAGGTCAATTTCGAGGAGTAGGTATACAAAATGCACCTGTTGGTGTACTTGGCCAGGTAGATGATATATCTAGAATGGCTCCAGGTGCTGCTAAAGAAGCAGCGCGAAATCAAGTACAACGTAATCTCAACGCGGCTGCACGACTTGATGATGTAGCTTTACCAAGAGGTGGACAAGCTGCTAGTGGTGCATTAAGAGCGCCTAATGTACCGAGCTCACCACGTAGTTTTGATTTGAATTATCCCCGTGGAGCAAGAGCTGTACCTAAACAAGTTATTCCAGGAGGTTTATATAATGTCCAAGGACCTGCTATCCCAGGCGGCGTACAGACAATGGCTAATATGTCAAAAGGAGGGGGAGGTTTTTTAAAAGGCGCAAAAAATGTTTTAAAAGCAGGTCCACTATTAAATGTTGCAGGTGGCGCATTAGATGCTTATGATCAAGTTCAAGAAGGAGCAGATCCAATTGACGCTATAGGTCGTGCTACTTTCGGTGTTTTAGGAGGTATAGGAGGAACGACTGCAGGAACTTTAGGTGGACTAATAACAGGTCCAGGTGCATTGCTTACAGGAACTGCAGGTGCCTACGGAGGTTATAACCTAGGCACTGGTTTATATGACATGTTAAAAGAAAATATTCAAAATCCTGGGGATGCAAATATGAGTAGATTAGGACCAATGCCTAAACTTGCTGGAGCAAGAAAAGCAGAATTTAAATCAAATGAAAATGCTGCACCTAGTGCATCTGACATGATGTCAGGCAGACGCGCACCAAAACCAAAACCTAATCCAAAGGATGTAGATGATCGTCCAGATCAAGGCGCAGATCTTGATATGGATGCTATTCGCAGAAAAGTAGCAGAAGAATATGCCCGTGGATCAAGAATATTTGAAGCATTAAAACCTTCTGTTGAAACTCCTGTACCAGGTGCGCCTCCTAATGCACCTAATGTTATACCTGGTACACCAATTCCGGTAACACCTGGTAGCCCTGCTAGACCTTATGCCCCTGGAGATCAGGCTGGCAATATGGGTGCAACTTATGGAAATGGTACTAGCACAATGCCTAATGCCAATCCAGCTAATACAGTTTTACCGCCTAATGCTGAGCAAATTCTGCAAGCTGATCCAATGCAGATTTATGAGCAAGCTCGCCGTGCTGCTCAAGGTCAAGATAAAACACAGCTGGATAAAGTTAGAGATCTTGGCTTGGCAATTCATAAACAAACTTTCCCTAATCTTTATTCGTCAGACAATTCACTTCCTGGATCTATGACAGCTAAAGATGAAAATGATGCTTTACGAGAAATTGAACCTTCTCAGATTGATCAGTCTTTACTTGGTATTTATTCAGGAAGCAATCCTGTTTTAGATCCTAATAAATTCTTACAAATGCAATTATCTGGAAGAGTAGCGCGATGACTTATCAAGTTACAAATGCAGATCGAAAAGCTATTTTTGATTCTGCTAAACGTTTAGGAATAGACCCTTATGAATTAGGTGCTGTTTTAAATAAAGAATCAACATTTCAACCTAATGTTTGGGGTGGCGATCAAGATAAATATTATGGTGTTATTCAATTTGGTGATTACGAACGTGGTGAAGCAGGTTTAGATCCTAAAAAAATAGGTAACTATACTATTGCAGAACAAATGCCACATGTTGAAAAATGGTTACTTGGCCGTGGATATAAATCAGGAATGGGAGTTGATCGTTTATACAACACAATTCTTGGAGGTAATCCTAATGCCAATATGAATAAAGCAGATTCATTTGGCACAACAGTTTCTGGTGCTTTAAAAAGTTTAATGGAAGGAGGAGAAAATTATACAAGAGCACAAGAAGTATTAGGGCCTAACCCTACATATGACCAAACGCCTACACAAACAGCGGCAGCGACAACACAAAATACAGGTGGAGTACAAGAAGATCCAAAAACTCCTGGCTATAGTCCAAAAGAATTTATGATGGAATTTTTAAGAAATCAAATATTAACACTTAATTCTGAACAAGAAAAATTAAATCAACAAGTAATGCAACAAAGTAATGCACCTATAAGTGCAAAAAAAGCAATTGAATTTTTTGGTGGCTTTGATTAAAAGCTGTATTAAAATAGATCAATCAGGAGTAACTCATGGCAACTACAAATACAAACAAGCAACCAATGTTTGTAGATCGTCCTTTAATAGAAAGGACTCGAATTACAAATCAAGTTGTGGGTGGTGCAGGTAATTTAAATGTTCTTGGCGGACAAAATCCAGCATTGTTAGTTGATATGGACGCTACATTAAGTAGTGATAATAATAGTGGTGGAATTGTAGATAGCATTACTATTGTGCGAGATAATTTTGGATTAGCACAAACAGCAGACTATGTAATTAATACAACTACCACAGGAGAGTATATTAGTCTTACTAGTGGTCAGACTGTATATATTTCAGAAACAGGATTAACAAGTGCACCTGCAGAAGAAGGAGTTGGTTACTATACGTTTACAGGTACTCCAGATATTGAAGGATTAAATACTGAAATTAAATATAGTGGAATTGCATCACAAACTACAAGTGGTTTTGCGTATTCAAGTGCAGCAAGTTCAGCACTTCCTGCTGTAACTTTTGTTTGCTATCACACACGTCAAACAACAGTTCCCATTCCTGCGAATGGAGATTACGGAATTTTGTTTGCCAAAACAATTCCAGCTAATGAAACATTTGTAGATTGTTCAGATGTAATGCCTGAAATGATTGTGCCTGTGCCTGAGGCAGGTAATACTGCAGGACTTGGAGAAGCAACACCTTTAAAAAACCGTGCTATTTATTTGCAACGAGGTGATCGTTTGTATTTAGGTGTTCTTCAAAACGGTGTTTATAATACGCCTTCTGGTTACGTTCCAGGTGCACATGCTATTGCACAAGGCGGTTATCTGTAATGGCAAATAAAGGGTTTGGAAGTTTCGGCAACAAAAACCCTAAAGTAAATACTGGTTTCGACAGATTTAAATTTGATAGCGGATCTAACTATGAAGTTAAACCTATCAAAGCTGAGTTTGGAAGATCCGTTCCATTATCAATTTATAATGTAGACCAACAAGCAGCTTGGTTACGTTGGCGACGAGGATGGGAATTAGCAACATCTGATATTGCACATGCTGCATATGCATATGATTTTAAATATTTAATTCCACAAACATCAGGAGCAATAAATGAAATAGGTGGAAGGTCTCCTATTATGTCAGGTACATTTAAGGGTTTTCCAACTCCAAATAAAGAATTAGGAATGCATTGGACTGGTATTATTGAGCCAGGTAATTTAAGATTTGATAATTTAACCGATGTTAGTGGCATACGTTTAGCAGTTTCAGGAGAAGCTAATCCACAAACTTTGTTTTCAGGTGTAACGCAAGATAATCAAAACTATTGGTATGTACAATTATCAGGAACATTTAGCACAGCAAGTGGTGAGCAAGTACCTTCTCCTCTACTAGTTACATTCTCAGGAGGTGATACAGCTAAACCTATTGTTGGTGACATATTAGAAGATAAAATTATTAATGTATCAGGAATAGCGATTGATGGTGATACAAGAGATCCTGCTACCAATAAACGTTTTGGTTTTGTTCAAGCAGTTTTAACAGGCATTGATGAATATCAAGGCATTCTTCAATTTGAAAAACGAGGTTCAGTTCAAAGCACTATTGATGGTGTTCAAATTACACCTTCAAGAATTGCTCCACACGCAGGTAGATTTTTACAGACTGGTAGAAGGTATTGCTGCAGTTGCCAGGATTTTACAAGAAGAGATTACGCTTATATTTCTACACTAGGTCAAAGAAAAGGACGTAATTTTCCAGTCACAGCACCAGGAGCAACAACCCCTGGTCGTTATGAACAATTAAAAAACTTTGATAAATTAACACAAGCTGCACAAATTGAATGGACAAAATATTTTGTTGAAAATAATCTTTTTGAATTAGTAGCTCCTAGTGGGTTTGAATTACAAGAAGTTACTTCTGGACAAGTAACAAAAGATATTCGTTTACCGGAAAATTTATATCGAGATTTCCCTGGTATTTTTGCAGACTTCGGTAATATTTATGTCAGAGGATTTGGAAACAATGAAGAATTTACAAGTGGAATTGCAGAAGGCATGCCAAGTTACAAAGATTATAAAGAAAGTGGAGAAGTTATTTTAGAAATTAATGACGATTGGACATTTACATTAAATCAATATCGTTTCTGTAAACATATTCAAGCCTTGCGTTTTATGCGTAATGAATTTCCTATTGAACCTTCAGATTATCCATTTGCAACAGCAGAAGATCTAGTAACTTGGGAAGACAATCTTGTAGAAAAAACAGCTAAATCACAAGAAAAAGCATTTGAGAATTTTACATATTATGGAATGAGTCATATGGATGTACCTCCATTTAATGTTGAATCACCAGTAATGGTTTCATTAACACAAAAACTATTTAACTTTCCAGCACAATTTGTGCAGCTACAAAATTTTATTATGATTGATAAAAATGGGCAAGAATACCTACCAGGTTCAGGTGAAAGTCCTACTAGCGAAGGTCTTGTTGAGAATTTTTAATAAGCT